TACAATACATAAAATGCAAACTACAATAAAAGATACTAACGATTTGTTGAACTTTCTAGTAACCCAATCCGATTCGCGTAAGGATTGGTTTGGGTTTACGCAACAAAAATTAACGGCGATTTCTTTGGCGCATGATATTGCCGCTAACCATGCGGATAAGTTTACGCCGGATGAAATCGTTGATTATGTTTATACGCTTAACAACGCGTTGTACCAAAAGATTATTAAACCGTTAGGCTAATCATGGCGGGCGTTACCTACAAAATCGAAGGCTTGAAAGATGTACTAGCCGCGTTTGGGGAACTAGCCGCAGATATTGGCGATAAGAAGGCGCAAAGTAGAATCTTAGTACCCGCCGCGCGCGAAGCAATGAAGCCCGTTTTAACAATGGCGAAGATGAACGCGCCAAAAGATACCGGCGATTTATCAAGAACATTGCAGATTGAAGCGCGCCGCCCTACAAAACGCGATATGCGTTCTAAATACATTAACGAAAACGATACCGTTATTGCATTGGTAACAACAAAAGCGTTTAAAAAGAAACTTAAAAAAGAATTCTACGAAGCAAACGCATCTTTGTATGAATCTAACAAAACCGATTACAACCGCAAACTAAAAGCAAGAAAAAAAGAAGAAGGCGTTTTATCGGATGCCCGCGCAATGGCGCAAGAATTTGGAACGGCTAGAAATGGGGCGCAACCATTTTTACGCCCCGCATTGGAATCCCAAGCCGCACAAACCGCCAATCGGCTAGGGGAAATTTTAGCAAGGCGTATAAGTAAATATAGGATAAAGAATAGATGACAAAATTTAGTAAAGCGTTTGGCGATAAGTACCAAACAAACAAAAAAAATATGCTAACCCGTTCTTTTGAATTGGGCGGGCATACTTTTAAAGTACGCATACCGTTAATGGTTGAATCGGATGCTATCTATAAAAGTGTTTCTAACCCCGATGAAGAAACAATAGAAAAAATCTACCAAGAAATTACCGCGCCCCTACGCCAATTTCAAAACAACCAAACCGAAGATTTTGAATTTACGGAAAACGATATTTTGGTTGAAGGTAGATCGATGCGCGAAGCCGCAAAGAACAAAGCAATTACCGAAGCGCGTATTACCGAATTTTTTAAGTTACTAGTTCCCGAAATGGAAGGCGTAACGCTTGAAGATTTAACCTACGCGGATATTCAAGAAGAATTCCCAATTTCTGTACAAATGTTAATTGTAGAAAAGATTGGCGAAGTAATTAGCCCTACCTATAGGGAAGCGCGGGGAAACTAGTTAGCTCGTTGAAAACCCAATGCCTAGCCGCAATGATTTTCAACGGGCATACCCTAGAAACAATAGCCGAATTAGATGATGTAACCCTAGCAAACATCCAAACGATGTATGCCGATGGTATGGTTGGTAATTTTGGAATTCTTACGCAAATAGCAAACCTTACAAACGGGGTTTTTAACTATATGCGTACCGCAAATTCGCCGCCATATAAACTAGCCAACATTTTGGGTAGTGCGTATGATTACATCTACCCGCCTTTAAGTGATGAACATAAAAAGGCGGCGGTAAACGATAGCCTTTTAGCATTTATGCAACAGGCGCAAGGATTTGATAAAACATTGTTTGGGGTAAAAGATGGCTAATATGATTGCCCGCCTAGGCGTAGCCCTAGGGATAGAAACCGCAGAATTCAATAGGGGAATTGAACAAGCCGGCAAAAAACTAGAAAAGTTTAGCGAAGCCGCCGAAAAGTTTGGCAAGATGGGCGCGGTTGCCTTGGTTGCCGCAAGCGCCGCCGCAATTCAATACGCCGATGATTTAGCCGATGTAGCCGAAGCAAACGAAGTAGCCATAGGCACGGTTCTGCAGTTATCTAATGCCCTTGCCAATTCCGGCGGCAAAGCGGATAACGCCGGCAAGATGCTAACGGCATTTGCAAAGTTTATTGATGATGCCGCGGGCGGTTCGGAACAAGCGCAAAAAACCGCCGCTAAATTAGGCATTACTTTGCAAGATTTGGGCAAACTTTCGCAAGAAGAATTGCTTGGCAAGTTGGTTGCAAACTTAGGGAAAATTGAAGATCCTATTACGCGTAGCGCAACGCAAATGGAAGTTTTTTCTAAAGCCGCCAAAGGCGTTGATATGGTTGGCTTTGCGGAAAGAATGGCGGAAGCAAACCCAATTATTCAAGAACAAGAAAAAGCAATTAAAGCCGCCGCGGATACCTACGATTTGTTAGCGCAAACATCGCGGGATGTAATGTTAGTTTTGGCTACCGAACTCGGTCCAATCCTAAAGGCTACCGTTGATTACATGAAAACATTAGGCGATTATGGAATTTCGCTTAGTTCAATTTTTAAAGTTGTATTCCAAACAGTTACCGTTTTAGGTTCTGAAGTATTCTTTTTCTTTAAAGCAATATTTGATGAAATTGCCCATACCTACACTAACGCAAAAACTTTAATAACTAAAGGCGTTGATGCCGCTATTGCAGAAAACGCTAGGTATAACGCATCGGTAAAGGCGCAACGCGATAACCTAGATTTTTACCAAGCTCAAGTAATGGGCGTAAGCATGGGGCGTAGCGGGGTTGATGAACGCCGTACAGATAACAAAGTAGCGGGCGCGGGCGGCGGCGGTCGCCCCGTAACTGATGCCGCGGAAAAAGAAAGAAAAAGAAAAGCGGAAGAAGCCGCCAAAGAAGCAAAGCGTTTAGCCGATGAAGCGGAACGGGCAAGATTAAAATTAATTAACGATTTAAACCGCGAAGCACAAAAGTACGCTAAAACGCTTTTTGATATTGAAGGGCAACAAGTAGCCGCATATACAAGCGAAGCAAAGCGTATTGAAAAGGAACAACGCGGATTAGAAATTAAAAATGAACTGTTAAGAATTGATGAACGAACAAAAGATTTGCGTTCGGAAGATGCACAACTAATACGGGATTTATATTTAGAAGAACAAAAACGGTTAGAAATTATTGAAGAAATTAACCGCAATAATTTATTAGATGCCGATGCCAAAAAAATATTAATTGAACGGGAAAATGCATTAGCCGATGCAACCGAACGCTATCTACGCGCACAAAACCAAGCGGTTAAAGCGCAACGCGAAGGTTCATTTGGCGAAGGCTTTATGAAAGAAGCCGGCAAGTTTTTCCGCGATATGCCTACAGAATTAGAAAACGGCGCAAAGGCTTTTAGTTCCGTAATGGGCAACATGGAAAGCGCGCTAGATAACTTTGTTAGAACCGGTAAGTTATCGTTTAAATCTTTGGCGCGTAGCATCATTCAAGATTTAATTGCAATGCAATTAAAAGCATCCGCATCATCTATTTTCAAAACGCTTTTGGGCGGGTTTGGTTTTATGAATAATGCCGGCGGTATGGAAGTATCCGGAAGTTTAGGATTTGCAGATGGCGGCAACCCGCCGGTAGGCAAAGCAAGCATTGTTGGCGAACGCGGTCCGGAACTATTTGTACCCCGTACCGCCGGAACAATCATTCCAAACCATGCGCTAGGCGGCATGGGCGGTACTACGATGGTTACAAACAACTACATTAATGCCATCGATACCAAATCGTTTGAAGAACGCTTGTACGGTAGTTCTAACGCGATTTGGGCGGCTAATCAGTACGCTAACAAATCGTTGGCGGTTAATAGGGGTAGGGCATGAGTTTCCAAACCATTTTTGATATACAACAATCAATGGCGGTAAACAACCGCCGTATGGTTGGGCAACAAGTAGCGCGAAGCGGATACATAACCGTAGCGCAATACCTAACCGCCGTACCTTGGGTTTTTACTATCCAACCCCATGCGTATCTTTACTATCCGCAAGTACGGGATATTATCCAAACCATTGATAACAAAGATAGGCAACTACCGGAACAGATTAGTTTTGCAAGTACAAATTTACAATGGTTTGTAAAGATGCGCGGAACGGCTACGGCGGCAACCCTAAACGGCGCGCCCGCGGCTAATACGCAAACGCTTGCGCTAAATTCAAACGGTACATTTAAAGCCGGCGATTTCATTATGGTTGGCGGCTATGTTTACAAGATTACCGCGGATAGCGCGGGTTCATCGGTTAGCATTCATCGCCCCTTAATCGGTACGCCTACATCGGGTACAACGGTTTTCTTAGGAACGGCTTGTACATTTAATGTTGTTGCGGAATCATGCCCAACATATACGCTAAACCCGATGACGGATGGGGCGTTTGTACAATGGGATTCGGCGTTTGTTTTTAGGGAATACATAACATGACAACAATTAATGCGGTAACGGGATCGCAAATTAATCATGCGGAATTTGTAAAACTTACCGTTGGTACTGCCGGTACGGTTTATACATTCTGTAATGCCGCCGCGCCTATTACGGTTGGCGGCATAACCTTTTCCAATCTAGGCGCGTTGTTAAATGTTGGCGATGTACAACGCGATATTAAGGCTACATCGGATGATATGACGATTGCGCTAACGGGGATTGCATCGGCAAACATTTCGTTAATTCTTAGTAACGATATTAAGGGTTCATTGGTAGAAGTATGGCGCGGGTTTTTTGATTCAAACAACCAAATCATTACTACGCCTACAACGCAATTTTTTAAACGCTACCAAGGCATCATCAATAGCGTATCAATTACGGAAGATTTCAATACGGAAGCGCGTACCCGTATTGCAACTTGTTCTATTTCTTGTTCATCGATGCGCCGCATTTTGGAAAACAGATTATCGGGCGTAAGAACAAATCAAAATAGTTGGCAATTTATTTACCCTAACGATACATCAATGAACCGCGTTAGCGAAATTTCTAATACATTCTTTGATTTTGGTTCGCCGCCTAAAACGCAAACGCAAGCAAGCGAAACAACAACTACAGTAGATAGCACAAACGAATTTCAAAGTTAAGAAAAAATGATAAGACAGGCAACAAGATACGATATACCTAGATTGTTAGAAATAGTAGAGGCGTATGCTTATGAAAACCCGATTAAAAAACTTGGCGAATCGCATAATCACTTTCCCCGCTATGTTGAAGAACTTTTGTTTAGCATCATTCAAGGGCGCGGGTTCATTTTTATGGATTCGCATATGCGCG